TTTGAAATTTTTTTACAAAATATTTTTTGGGATTACATAAAGAAAAAGGTCAGCCTGTTACATAGTTTTAAAAATAGCGTTAGAATGTGTGCGAGTGTTATTTTATAGTCGACCCCCCGCCAAAATTGGGTTAGGGGGTTGGTTTGAGGTTGAAATTCGGATTTCAATCACAATTATAATTATGAATTTAATTTGATGACTATCAAAGAAAAGGACTACAAACAAAAACGCCCCGAATAAATCGAGGCGCTATTGCTACACAATCCGCGAACTATTCAACAAGCATCAACGAACTTATCTTTATTAAACAAACTATTATCATTTTTAAATATACATGATAACTTTGTCACTAATGACATTTTATTTATGATAGGTCTCATATATTCTTTGTCTTTATTCATTGTGCTTTCTTTAATTGCTTGCGCTATTGCTTCATAATACTTTCTACTTAGTGCCATCTTGACCCCTTTCATTAGTTAAGTTAATATTTTTTACTTTATCTTTTAGCGCTTCAACTTCTTCTGTTAATGTTTGAATATTATCGCCATTTTTAATCACCCAACTTTTACAAAAGCGCGTATTAGTCATTAAGACTTCAATATCTTTTGTTAATGTTTGGATGTCTTCGATATTATGGCGTTGTGTATCTCTTAGCGCTTTTATACAATATTCATTTGACAATTGACCTTTTGTGTTTTGGCTTTGATTGCTTCTTAATATTCTTATTTTCGCTTTAGCTTCCAATATATCCATTTGATTTTGTTCTATGTCTACCTTATAACCGATAAAAAAATATCCGACATTTTCAAAGACTTTATTTATAATACTTTTTAGTCTATTAAATATCTTATATGATTTTATTATTCTACTTGGTTTTATTATATTGTTTAACATTGTTTTAACTCCTTGATTATTATTTATTTTTAAATATTGATTGTAATAATTACTCCAATCATTAAGAATAATTCTCATTGTTTTACGGTTGTATTTATCTTGAATTGACATTCCAAGATTGTATCTTTTATTAATCTCATTCATTATATTTGACCTTTCACGATTTTATTTATATGATTTAATTTTGCTAGAATCGTTTCAGTATTGCCACTAATACCAAAATAGTTCTTGACATCTTTTAAGCGCCAGTGTCTAGATGGTTTTATTCCCTTACTAAACATTTTAACTTGACCAACACAGACCGCCAAATTCCAAAGTCCCATTGTAGTACCTCCGAAATTTTTTGACGTGTTCAAGTCTTTTAAGAATTGACAATCTTTATTAATATCAACTATTTTTATTTCTTTTTGCATTACTTCCCCTTTATTTATTATTTGATTTTACTTTACATACAAACGGACTAAAACACCCATCAAAGTATTTACGCACATACAAACGCTTTTTATATACCACATTATTACGGCAAAACTCATAACAATCAACATATTTATGTGTCTTATTCCATTTATTTATCAATAAGCGTTTAACGAGTGCATTTAATACTCTGCCATCGGTTATGATTTCATACTCGGATGGATATTCTATGTAATTATGTTCTACTATCATTTTAACACCCCCCATAAGCGTCAGTATTAATCATCATTTTTTCCGCTTCATCTTTGCCAAATTTGTTAGCAACTTCTGACAATATTAAACCAATCATATTATGACCAAATTGGCTACCTTGCAACGCGTATATTTCTTCTTCTGCGGTTTCAAGTGTCATATTTTTAAAATTGAATTTTCTATACATTTTTTATACCTCGTTTTTTATTTTCGTTAACTATCATAATATACACATTATACAAGACATATTTTATATATTTATTATTTTTATTACTTTGATTATTCAACCAATATTTTTTATATTTCAATTGTTCAAGCAGTTAAATAAATAAGAAAATGAGAGGAAAAAAAGAAAATGAAAAAAGAAAATATCAAAGTAAATATGGAGAGAAAAGAGGAACTAATAAAAGTAGTTAATAAGTATTTATCTCATTGGAAATGGGAAGAAAATTGGCACAAGCACATCACGTGTTTGGACTATGTAGAAAAGTTTGGAATTGATGCAGTAAAAGGATTTATTCAATTCTGTAAAGACCACGAAATGACCGACAAAATCACACCAACAATTGCCCACGATATTAACGGAACATATCACAAATATTTCTCACCAAGAACAACAAGTTACGCAAAATATAACACAGAAAAAGGAGCGTAATTATGACTAAGTGGTACCCACTAACAACCGCATATTGTATGGATTGCAAAGAATTTGCAGATAAAAACGGAGTGCATATTTGCAAAACATACGAACCAAAGAAAAAGAAAAACAATAAAAAGAAAGGGAATAAATAATGGAACCAATCAAAGTAAAAGTAGACCAATCAAAGAGCAGAAATAGATACGATATGAAGGATTTAATTATTGATGCGTGTATGGATTTAGAACAGAGAATAAAAGAGGAAGAAATCGATATTTTAGTTGATGATATTGACGATACAATCCACGAAATAGCAGACAATGCAGTACCAATCTATTACTATGATATTGGACAATTTGCCGCACATAATAGTTGTTTAATGACCATTAAATCCGAAATAAACCCCGAAGGTAACGCCCACGACCAAATCCAAGCGAATATATACGAAGACATTTGCAACGGATTACACGAACATATAGCAGAAATGGAGAAAGATAATGAATAATAAAAAAGATGATTTACATTTATGCCCAATTTGTAAGAATGAAATTGGATATATAGATATGGAATTAGGAATTTTTGATAATAGGTATTTTAAGAATATGGAGAATCATACGTGTGACGATTGGTACCCATTAAATGGAGGAAAATAATGACAATCGAAACAACAATACACGGATATATAAAAGTTAGCGATATTGTGGATAATAACTACGTATCGAGGCTTTACATAGGATATTCAAAAAGTAGTGCTAAAAGGCTATTTTTGAGCGAAATAAAGGCAAAAGGAGAAAGAAATGAATAAACACGATATAGATAAATTAGTAAGATGGTCAGTAGATAGCGATTTAAAGAAATTTGCAGAAGATGCATATGGAGTAACAGGAACCGCTTTTGATGTTGCATCTAATGGAGAATATTTAAGAGATAAATTTAGACAGATGCAGACACATTTTATAATGTGGTTAGGCGGATTAGATAACAAGAACAGAATAAGATTAGCAAGAAATATATCATTTAACCAAAAAAGAGGAGAATAAAATGGGAATGGACGTACACGGATTAAATCCGAAAATGAACAAAGGTAAAGAGAAATATAAAACATACTTCAAATGGGATAATATTGATTGGAGAGAAAGGAGCGGAGCAAAGAAAGAGGAATGGGAAAAGGAACAAGATAAGTTTTATTCAGAAATGAGTAGTTATCAAGATGACAATAGAGGCACGTATTTCCGCAATAGTTGTTGGTGGTGGAGACCACTATGGGATTATTGCAGACACGTTGCTCCTGAGCTTATTTCAGACCAATTATGGGAAAGTGGACATCACAATGATGGTAGTGGATTAAACGCAGAAAAAGCAAAAATGCTTGGTGAAATATTGATGGAAAATATTGCAGATGGTTCAACAATGTCATATGAAAAAACTTACAATGATTTAGCTAAAAATGATGAACATTCATATCCATTTGATGTTAATAATGTTGAGAACTTTGCCCTATTTTGTATCGAAAGTGGAGGATTTGAGATATGTTAATGGAGGATTATTACACGGAAGATGAGATTGCCCATATGTGTTGGTACTATGGGCAGTACTCAGACAATTTAACATACAATCAAAGAGCAATCCTGGTGGAGAAATACGAAAATATGATTGATGATAAGATTAAAGAAATAGAAAAGAAAAGGAGTTGAAATGATAATATTAACAGAACAAATGAAAAAAGACATAACAAAACTGAAAGGAAATAAAATGGATTTAAGTGAATGGGAAGAAGTACCTATGGAAGATTTATGGGAAGATAATGAAATACCAAGACACGAGGTTATAAGTAAGATTGTAAAAAAAGTATTAGATATAGGTGAATGGAAACTAATAAGGAGAAAAGATGCATAAAATGAGCAAAGAATCCGCAAGTACATTGGCGAGCTTGCAAAACCGATTAAAGAAATCAAAAAAAATAAACAAGATATATGAGAAATTTCTTGATAAATTATTGCTTGATTGTGAAAAACTATGTGAAAAACTAGATAAAGAGGAGGGTAGATAATGCCGAATAGAAAAGCGAAAGAAAGAAAAATGGAACGTAAACGTAGGAACCTTGAAATAAAAAGATGGAAACGACAACAGAAAAAATTAAGAAAGGAGAAAAAATGAAAGATAAAAACAAAGAGCAGTTTACAGATATAGAAAAAAGGTTAATTGATGCAATTAATAACTTTATTCTATGGAATACAACACACTCAGACAGAGGATTAGCAGAAGAATTCATTGAAGCAGATTTATCTTGTGGAGTTGATTATAATGAATGGTTTGAATTGAAAAAAGATTTTATTGGTTATCATAAAATCAGAGAGGAGGAAGAATGAATAAAGAACAATTAAGACTAACAATGATTGTAAATACTTTTAGAGATAAATTAATAGAATTAAATGAAGAAGAATTTATTAATTGGGTTGAAGTAATACAATTTCCAAAGGAGGAAGAATGAGCAGAATGTCAAGTATGGCAGAAACCTTTTTAGAAGAATGTGGATATGATTTAGGATATAGTATCCATACTCTTCCTAAGCTAAAGGATATGCAAATGGTAGCAAAAACATTAATGCCAGTGTGGGCCTATTTAGGATTAACAGAAAAAGAATATTATGGAGGGAGGTAGTCGTGGGTTATTTATGCGTTATAATTTTAATTATGATAATTATAGAAACAATAAACAAGGAGATGGGATAATGGAAGAAATAATAAGAATGCTAAAAGCAATGAATGATGATGAGATGGATAGCGTTTTTGCGCGTGAAATTGCCCTTTTATGCGATGAAAATGATAAATTAAGGGCAGAGTTAAGGAAAATAAAAATAAGAGCAAAAAACAATAACAATAAAAAAGTAAAAAATAACTAACAACATGTATGTATATTTAATTATATTAATTACAGAGTATATACATAAAATAGAGAGGATAGAAATATGGAAGATAACACGTCTTATTTAGTCAAAGGAATCGATAAAGATTTATGGGTTAAATTTAAGATTAAATGCATAAAAGGTGAGCATAAGAATATAGCAGAATGCTTTAGATGGTTTATTAAAGAGTATTCAAGAGGAAATATTTAATGCTTGGAGTAAAAAGTCCCACCGACATCGAAGGAATATACAATTCGTATCTTGATGAATTACAAGAGAAAAACAGAAAAGAGAGGTATGAGGGTAACGAGTCCTGGTATCATGCCTCTGGAGCAGGTTCTTGTTCAAGAAAATTGTATTTTGAATCAGTCATGAAAATAAAACCTACGGGTGTTTTTGATGAAAGAACAAAAAGGTTATTACAACTTGGAAATTTGATTCACGATGATGTTCAGAAGTCTCTTACGCACACACGCGCACTTCATAGAGATAATAATAGAGATATATCTATAGATAATACACAACTTAAAAAAGAAATTAATAATAAAGAAAAAGATATTGAATTTTTAGTTGAAGGTGAAGTGAGGATTGATGAATTAAATGTCAGAGGTTTTTATGATATAGTTGCAAAACACACAGATGATGGTAAACGTGTTTTTTTGTATGATATAAAAACTTGTGGGGCCTGGTCTTGGAAATTAAAGTTCGGTAGGAAAAAGAATTTAAATCCAAGTATCCACTATGAACTACAATTAGGCACATATGGTTATGCGCTTAAACAACAATTCGGACAACTAGATGGTATGTTCCTTTATTACTACAATAAAGATGATTCTAAGATGAGGTGCGTAGAAGTACCACTTACTTACATATCAAGAGCATATCTCTTTTGGAAGAATATAAACGATGAACATAAACAAGGGTTACCACAGTTCAGAGTTGGAGTTTCTCCAGTTCAAAAATGGCAATGTAATTATTGTCAATTTAAAGAACATTGTAACCCACCAACGTAAAGGAGTGAATATGAGTAATACAAAACAAAGCACATTCATGAAACTCTTCAAGACAGATGTAAGCGAATATACACAAAAGAAAGGTAGATTCAATTACTTGTCTTGGGCATATGCAGTACAAGAGCTTAAACGCGCTTGTCCAAATGCAAGATGGGGTGTAACGAAGGCAGAGGATGGTTCTCCATTCTTTAAAACAGATTGCGGTTATTTCGTTGATGTATGGGTAGAAGTTGATGGTGTTTCACTATCACAAATACATCCAGTACTTGATAATCGAAATCAATCAATAGAACAACCAAATGCTTTTCAGATTAATACAAGTTTACAAAGAGCATTAGCAAAAGCAATAGCATTGCATGGATTAGGATTATATATCTTTGCAGGTGAAGATTTGCCAGAGCCAGATGCTTTATCAGATAAGGAAGCTAAGGATTTATATAAATTAGCAGACCCTCTTGGTAAGGATATTGTAGATAATCTAAAAGTTAAAGTAAACGAAATGTCGATTCATGCACATAACTACGAAGCATGTGTAGAAAAAGTACAAAACATGATAAAAGGGAAAGGAAAATAACATGGCAGACGTAAATGATATGTTTAATGAAGTGACCAAAGAACAGAGCTTTTATATAAAGAGTGATAATACTAAGAAGAAATTCACTCCTTTTACACAAGGTGAATACTATGGTCATATAACAGAAGTTGATTCTAAAATACTTGACGTTAAAGGAGGTCAGTATAAAGCAAGGCTATATACTTATACCGTAAAAGTTGCTCCACAAAACAATAGAGCAAACTTTATATATAAGGATATTAATGGAGACATG